GTGAAATCCATTACCACGTTGGTAGCGATAAGACCTGTTACTTGAAACATCTGAGTATTTGCAACAGACGAATAGTCAGTCAGTAACTTCTTGTACATAGTCAACTTGGTAGAGCCACCGCTGGTTACGTTAGTAATCCAGTAGCAGTAGACTCCATCGTCACACATTGCATATACCTTGTCATCGGTACCAGTGTTGTAGTCCACGAAGTGCTGGACATCACTTGTCACAGTTCCCGTAGCTGCTGCAGATGGCACATTTGTTGCAGTCTTGGCATAGGTAAAGGTTGTTGTGGTAGGAACTGTGGCAATGGTGTAGGTACCGTTGAAGGTAGCATCTACGCCTGTTACTTCAATCTCCATACCGACGGCAAAGCCGTGAGCAGCGCTCGTTGTCAGCGTAGCCACATTCGAGGTTAGAGCCTTGTTAGTGACAGTTGCAGTAATCGTTGGGAATATCTTGTCGATGTCAAAACCATCGAGCATTAGACAGCCATAGAACTCATTGAAGGTAGATGAACCAGTATTGGTTGCTTGCTTCCATTGAATGGAACGCAGGAACTGCTGTGGTCTCAGGTTGTCATTGAGAGTAGCAGTCGTATGATGAGTGGCATCGGTATCAAGGATTAGAGTTGCCTGACCCTTGGTCCAGACATCTACACCTTTGGACTCTGTGTACTGAAAGCGCAAGCCTTCATCCTGAGCAGGCTCAAAGTACTTGATGCCCTGCCCAAGATGGAAGGATGACTGAGATCTAAACCACCAACCAGTGAGCGACTGCTCACCAGCTTCACGGGTCTGGTCATATTGCTGCTTACGGTACTGCGCCGTTACACGGCGATAAGGAGTATCGTCAGATGTTCCACTAAAGAATGGTTGTCCGTTGATAGCGATGTCATAGGCAACACCGCTAGGAGTATAAACGGATATTGTTGACGGGTTTGACAGGGTATAGGGAATACCTTCTGTGATGTCAAAGTCGACCATTACTCTCCTTCAGACTGCGCTTTTGATTCCTCTATGTCTTTGTTGTACTGAGCCAGTTCTTCTGCATTCATTTCTCTTACTGTTTCTTCACCAGTAGAGCAATCAACTATGATTATCTGTGGCATTAGTTACTCCCGTATACTGTGATAGTTCCACTGGTAAATGAAGCAGCACTTACAAAAATATCAATTCGGTTTATCTGAGCATTGCCATTCCAAAATCCGTCACCCGAAGGGCTTGGGTTACCACTGGCCCAGTTGCTCCAAGATGATGTAGATGTTAAATTAGATGTATTATCAATCAATACATCCGTCATAAATGAAGTGGTATTTCCGCCGACATTAAAAACTATCCCTGATGAAGCAGCGTTACCAATCGAAGTATAAGTTCCACCAGTGGTAACAGTATAAACGTGAGAGTAGTTATTGCCAGAATCATTGTTAAAACGCATTGTAGGTTGTGCGGAGGTGTTAAAGTTAGCGTTCCACACAACAACTCTATAAAAAGAGTATGCTGTTAATGATGTAAATGAAACAGTTGAACCGCTTGTTGGTGATGATGTTCCTAGTTGCACCCAACTGCGATTACCTGTCGAGGCTGTAGATGCTGGTATCTGTGAAACTCCCACTATGAAATCTCCACTCCACTAATGTGGAAGTTCACCGTTGTTGCTGATGCTCCACCTTGAATAGTATTAGTTGTAGCAAGAACCTGCTTGAGATCAATAAAGACAGTTGAATTAGCAGGGATACTTACCGCCTCAGCCAGTTTGGTTCCAGCCAAAGACAGCGTATAGGTTCCAGCAGATGCGGCGGTATTAGTTACCGCTACGTTGGTTACTACCGTAGTAGTTGACGCTGGAGTTGTATACAGGGTTGTTGTTGTGGTTGTTGTTGCGGCCCCTCGAAAGAGGACTTTAGTTGCTGTAGCCATTAGTTACTACCTTCCTTGTTAGATTGCTCCCATAAGTATGAGAGTAAATTGATCTTGTATGCTTCCCATTCCGTTTGTTCCAGATAGAACAATGTCTCCAGTTGCTGTGACAGTCCCTGTAAACGTTGGACTTGCTAAAGGAGCAACACCAGTAAGTGTGTTACTAGAGATACTGATAGTCTTGTTTGTCAGAGTTGCTGTGCCAGTTGCTGTAACGGCAGAGTCAACTCCAGAAGTATAAAAGTCTAAATCGTTAGAGGTAAGTACGTGCTTAACTGTTGCTCCAGCAACGTGAGTTGTGCCAGATGTTCCAGCTTGTCCACGTAGCAAACTGATTAACTGGTTGCCTGATGTACCGCGAACAAAGATGATCTCCTCAGATGCTGTATCTGGGTCTACCACGATAGTAAACTGGTCGACGTTACCTGCTGCTAGGGTTACTCCACCAAGGAGTGCTGTTACTGCTGCTGAGTTATCAAGCGTCAGCGTAGTATCAGCTGCACCCATAGGTGCATCTAATAGTTGCTCAACGCTAATGGATGAGTATTTACGGGTCATTTATTGCCTCACTTGGTGTAGTGGATGCGGATAGGGAACTTATCTTGCAACTTCAACGCTTCCTCATTTAGGCGCTGTTGATACAAGGCAAAGACATAACGGGATGCAGAGGCACCAGAGTTGTATGGGTTCTTGGTGTCGTTGAGATCAGCCTCAGCAGATGACAGGTTGATACGACCAGCATCAAGGAACGAGAGCAACTTATAGCAGGCACCAAGGATGGTGACATCCACTGTTGACTCAGGCAGACCAGAGACATCTGCGTAGTCATCTGTGCTGTTGTCTAGAGTGTTAGGTGTGGTTGTGTACCAGACCTGTACAGTTCTACCAGGCTGGATGTTCTCGTAGATATTGATGGTGTTGTTGGTATTGAAGGTAGCAGCGTTAGCCATACCGTCTGCTCTCCAGCGATTGACTGGGAGCCACTCTTGAGATGAGCCAGTGGTCTGCCACGATACGAAGAGGATTGCCTCTAGGTCATCTGGCAGTGGGTATGTGGTCTGAGCCGCATTGAAGGTAAAGGTTGTTGAGTTAATCGCCCAGAGTTTCGGGAAGTAACTATTGATTGTATCGTTGATAGCCTTCTTGATTGAGATACGTGGGAAGGTTGGAGCCAGAGTTACCTGAGCGTAGCGAGCGTGTGGCGCTGGGGTAGTTCCTTGGAACCCTCGACCAATCGGGTTGGTAGATGCACCCATAACATTGAGCGTGCTGGCGTTCTTATTGAAGGAGTCAATCCAAATCAACTCATCGTCAATTTCAATCAATCCCTTTGCAAGGTTGGACGAAGAACCAACTTCAATATCAAGTGAAGCGGTTGTCAGACCAGATGCGTTGTTGACATAGGTGATGCGATCTTGACGGAGTGAATAACCTTGTAGGTTAGTTCTCACCTCGTCTATCATTTCCGACAGTGTTGGCATTGTTTCCTTCCGTATACCAGCCATCTCCCCACAGGGTCAGTAGCCTGTTGAAGTATTTTTCGTATTGCTTTGCAATGACATCTACGGAGTAGAGCGATAGCGCTCTCTCTCTGATTACATTGCGGTCTAGATTCTTTACGTTCTGTGTTGCTATGATGAACTCTTCTACGTTGCGGCATCTAAATCCTGTGACACCTTCAACGACAGTCTCGGTAAATGCACCCCAGTCCGTAGTGATTACTGGAGTTCCACAGGCTTGTGACTCAATGTTCACATTGCCAAAAGGTTCTAGGTATAGCGTTGGGACGAATGTAGCAATCGCTCCACCCATCAACTCAGCACGCTTCTCAGGTCCTACTGGGCCTATGTACTCACCATAACTTGGGATGTGGTCACCAGGACCTGCCAAGATAAGTCTTGCTCCGATTGTCTTGCAGATATGTGCGGCAATATCCACACCTTTGCGCTTAATCATTCTGCCTACATAGAGGTAGTAATCGCCATCGCCTTTGCCTTGCGGGAACATCTCAGGATCTAAGTAACCTGGAATGACCGCATCAAAGAAACTGCCATCTGCTGTAGCTGCATCTCTATGCTGTGCATAGACTGCGTGCATCCAAGCGTAGGATTCAAATACTCGATAGTCAGAAAATACACCAGAGTAACCAACGCCAAACTCTACAACCATCATACCTGGCAGAGCCAAGGCTATAGGTTGATGTGAACCACCACCGATAACACAAACAAAGTCTTTCTGCTCTGCTCGCTTGCGTATCTCAGCAGCAACCTTTTTGTTGAACTTCTGCCAGTGTGGAAGTTTGTAATCAAATGGTGCTTCTACATACGGCTTGTTGCCTACGACGATACGTCGTTGTGTCTCAGTGATGCAAGGAATCAGTTCATCTACATCTGCCTCATTCTGCTCTCCAGCATAGAGGTAGACTGTGTGGCCTAAGCCCTTCATCATATTGCAGAATCTGCGTACCTTTTCGGTATAAGCGCAGCCTGCGAAATCTTTAGTGGTCTGTGTGTGTGGCAGTGATACGACGTGGAATCTCATACCACAAGTCTATCAGAAATACAAGTGTGAATAGTCCACAGACTCGCCTTGCAAGTCGCTATAGCCTGGGGACTGGTAGACCAAGGTAGGTCTGGCTAGGTACACATTAAGTTGTGGATGGACCAGGCTGAAAGCCATATCGATATGACCTTCATAGTTCTTGGCTGACTCCAGTAAGACTGGCAGAGCCTTCTTCTTGACTGCATAGGCGTGGGTTGAGCAGCATCTACGGGACTTATGCCAGTAGTAGTTGACCTCATAGGTATCCACAAGGTTAGCCCCAAGGTAGACCATATCCCAGTCGTCAGGCAGGTTCTCCATAGCCGTCACAAGCCTGCTAGAGAAGTCTTCTACGAAGGCTGAGTCGTCTTCAAAGACGAATACCACATCAGAGCCATACATAGTCAAGGCTGCTATATGGCTTAACTTGCATCCTAGTATCGGATCTGTGGCAGTTATAGCAGGCAATCTGGTGTACTCGATACCCAGTTCTTTTGCCTGAGCATCAAACTTCTCTAGCCTATCCTGCCTAGTATCTAGGTTTATCAGGACAGGTTTAGGAAAGTAATCGTTAAACTTCAACCGCTGGCTCTTCTACGACAGGAGCTACAAATGTGCCTGTCTCTGGATCATAGGTCCAGCCCATACCCGCTGGGTTCTCAGGTGTAATCTCAATCAGTGTGCAGTTCAGCGCTGCCTCTGTTGCTTCCTTATCGTCAGCCACAATTATGTTACTTACTGAATTGCCATTTATCATTGCATAGTTAGCCATTTGTTCTCCTAATAGTAAAGATAGATTACGCCGTTACCGCCAGCACCAGATGTTCCAGAGTTGTTAGCGCCTCCACCTCCACCTCCACCATCTCCACCAGTTCCACCTGTGTTACCTGAAGCATTGCCACCAGCAGCGATGTAGCCGCCTCCGCCTCCACCTGCACCGCCTGTGTTAGCAGCAGTTGATGCGCTACCAGTTCCACCTGCAAACTTATCGCCAGCGCCTCCAGCGCCACCCGTAGCAGTTCCTGTTGGGGTTGCGTTTGAAAGAAAAGCAGAACCAGCACCGCCACCAATAAGTCCTTGACCACCTACTCCACCTGTTACACTTGCTGCAGCACCACCTGTTACTGCGCCACCGCCACCGCCACCTGAAACTCCATCCCCACCTGCTCTGTTTGCGGTCGGCGTTACAGTTGCATTGTAAATACCATTACCGCCGCCACCACCATAACCTACAAAACCGCCACCGCCAGCGCTTGCTGAAGGTGCGCCTGTATAACTAATTCCACTGTTTGTACCATTTCTTGCCGTAGTGCTATCAACGTTTCCACCACCACCAGCACCGCCCATAATTGCGTTAGCAGGTGTAGTAGATGTTCCTCTACCAGCAGCACCACCACCTGCAATTATCATTCCGTAAATAGTTGCGCCACCAGGGTTTCCATTGGCAGCAGATACGCCAGTACCGCCTGCACCTACTGTTGCTGTCGTTGCAGCATAAGTCCAGCCAGCAGAAAATGCTCCAGCACCTCCGCCACCACCTGCTTGAGCAGATGAACCACCGCTACCTCCGCCACCGATGCAGACTGCATAGACTCGGCGCACATTGGCAGGGATTGTTACTGATCCGCTTGAAGTGATTGTCTGTTGCAACTTCAATCCATAAGGAGTATCCGAGAATGAAGGGTTACTATAAATTGATACGCTCATTGTTTCTCCTTAGTAATAAATGTAAAGTATTCCATTGCCACCAATACCAGGAGTTGCACTACCACTGCCTTGACAGCCACCACCGCCACCACCACCTAAACCTCCGTTGCCACCATTGATGGTTGAACCATTAGAACCATTACCAGCTATTCCTGCTCCACCACCTGCTCCACCACCTGCAGTTCCAGTTCCAGTCGCACCTGTTCCGCCAGTGTAAATAGTTCCGTCAATACCTGAACCGTTACCACCATTACCACCAATTCGTGTGCCTGTTGTTGTACTAGCAGCACCACCACCAGCACCGACTAAACCGCTTCCACCATTGCCACCAGTTTGAGTAGAAGAACCTGTGCCGCTTGCATTACCTCCACCACCGCCTGAAATACCATCGCCACCACTGAACCCAGTTCCACCACTGGTTGTATTGTTTGCACCCCCGCCTGCTCCTGAACCAATCCCTGTAATAGTAGCATCCGTTCTAGCAGTTCCAGCAGGTATCCCATAATAGTTAGTTCCACCATTTGCACCGCCTGAACCACCACCACCACCGCCGCCTAAAATTCCAGCAGTATTAACTGTCCCGCCTCCACCAGCAATGATGTGTCCATAACGAGTATAACCACCGTTACTTCCTGCTGCTGCTGCTCCTACAATGCAAGCAGATTGTGGAATTGTCCAACCCCAAGAAATGCCACCAGCACCACCACCAGATTGGTTAACATTTTGAGGACTACCACCAGCGCCAGTCATAATTACATAAACCCAATCAATACCAGTAGGAATCGTCACACTGCCTGATGATTGAATTGTCTGTTGCAGTGTCAATCCGTGTGGCACGAAAAATGATTGTTGCGTAGGAGCAGTTACTTCATCGCTAGAGACGTGCCAGTCAGATACCTGTGATCCGCTTTCACCTCTGCGTAATAGTTCAGACATTTATGCTCCTAATAAAAAATGTAAAGAATGCCATCGCCACCGTTACCTCCACCACCACCGCCGCCTAAGCCGCCATTGCCACCAGCAGCACCAGAAGCGTTGCTTCCGTTGCCAGCAATGCCAGCACCACCACCACCAGCGCCATCGCCACCAGTATTTGTTCCGCCTGTTCCACCAGTGTAAATAATTCCGTTTACGCCAATGGCATCACCGCCGTTACCACCAATGCGAGTTCCAGAAGCAGCGGTATTCCACCCACCCCCACCGCCGACTAAACCTGAACCACCATTACCTGCGGCTACACCACTGGTAGTGGTCCGTCCACCGCCTCCGCCTGAAATACCATTACCACCTTGTAGCGTAGAAGAATTACCCGACCCAGCACCAGAACCAGGAAATCCCCCAGCAGCACCGCCAGGAATTCCGTAATAGTTTGTTGAACCAGCAGAACCGTTGTTGCCACCTGCTCCACCTAAAAATGCAGCAGCGTTAGTTCCTCCACCACCTGCAATAATATGACCGTAGCGGGAGTAGCCACCAGGACCACCGCCTGCACCGATAATGCAGGTATTCTGTGCTAATGTCCAACCCCACGCAACTCCGCCAGCGCCACCACCAGCAAACCCAGAGCCATTACCGCCACCACCAGTCAATACAACATAAACCCACTCCACACCAGCAGGAATTGTTACTGAACCTGATGACTGAATGGTTTGTTGTAGGCGTAAGCCGTGAGGAACGACTGTTGAAACTAAATCAGACGGTGTGTGTTTGGCAGTAGAAGGAAACTGGTTAGTTACCTGATTGCCAGATTGTCCTCGCTTGAGTGGTGAAGCCATTAAGAAATCCTGTTGACGTAACCTGAAATCATAATGACGTTGGCAGCAGCAGCATAGGCACGAACAGTATTTGCTGCAGATCCTGTACCTGTAAGAATCAATCCTGGTACTACAAGGGTTAAACCAGATTGTGGCGGGATAGTCACCTTGATGTCATCATCAGGTGTTGATGTGCTTCCCCATTGAATAGTCAAAAGACGGGCAGCAGTATCAGAGTTGTAGGCATACAGCCAGACTTCATCAATGATTGACGATGATGTGCCTGTTGCGTGAATGGTTGTACCGCTTGAGGCAGTAGCAACAACCTTGATTTCACGGCCTTGTGTGCTACCCGAGAGAAGCGTTTTTACGAAAGTTGCCATTGTCTTTTCCTATCCGAATATCTGGTTGGCTAAAATGTTTTGGTCATCATCTGCAGGATTTCCTCCACCACCACCAGATGAGTTGATGGTTACATCACCTAGCCCACTTGTTGGACTGATGGTAATGTTTGTTCCCGCAATGATTGATGTAACTCCGCCTGCAGGTCCAGTAGGACCAGTGGCTCCAGTTGCACCTGCGGTGCCTGAAGGTCCAGTAGGACCTGTCGGTCCTGCGGGTCCTGTAGCTCCTGTAGCACCTACGTCGCCTTGTGGTCCAGTCGCACCTGTTGCACCATCGGGTCCTGTAGGACCTGTAGGTCCAGTTGGACCTGCCACAGTTGACGCTGCACCAGTAGCACCTGTGGGTCCTGTGGCTCCTGCTGGTCCAGTTGCACCTGTAGCACCAACAGAGCCTGTTGCACCTTGTGGACCAGTGGCTCCAATAGGCCCTGTAGGGCCTGTAGCGCCCACTGGACCGTTAAAACCTGTAGGTCCTTGTGGTCCTGTTGGACCTGTTGGACCAGTGCTTCCTACGGCTCCCTGTGGCCCTGTAGGGCCAGTTGCTCCTGCGGGTCCTGTAGCGCCCGTAGGACCTGCGACAGTAGAAGCAGCGCCTGTAGGACCAGTTGGTCCTGTGGCTCCTGCTGGGCCTGTCGGTCCTGTAGGACCTTGAACTGTGGATGCGGCACCAGTTGCACCAGTGGCACCTGTTGGTCCTGTAGCACCAGCAGGTCCTGTAGCACCTGTGGGTCCTGGGACTGTAGATGCTGCTCCTGTTGCTCCTGTGGGACCAGTAGGTCCCGTTGGGCCAGTTGGTCCAGTAACACCTTGACCGCCTTGCGGTCCTTGGTCTGCAGAAAACTCTACGGCGACTTGCGGAGTAATGGACTCAATTACGATAATTGTTTCAGCACTCACGTGGTCACTGCTCCTGTCACAACAAACTTGCCTTCAAGAATGCGGGTAATAGTTCCGCCTGAGTTCAGAATAAGATCATAGGCATATCGACCAGCATCGATAGCACCTGTGGTTGTTGAATCAATAGTGACAGTAATGCGTCCGTTGAGAGCATCAAAGACCATACGACCATTGGCAGTAGAGGCAATGACGGTAGTGGTACTAGCGCCCACGTATGGGCGTACTGTCATTGTGCCTGTGTATCCTGTCAGGTTCCAAGGCGTAGTAGTTCCAGAGATGTTGTTCTGTACTTGGAACTGAAAGTTGAATGTAGTGGCTTGGTCGCAGACCAGATTATATTTCGCACTCAAGATGAGATTCCTCTGAGAGCTTGCGCTGCATCCAATCCAGAAGTAGTAGCGAGGTAGTTACATACACCAGTAAAATCAAGCCACTTACTTTTATCAGTAATCCCAGCAATTTGATTTAACACCCCCACTGTATCTGTGGCAGTAATGGTGACAGCACGAGCAGCGGCCCATTGCTGGGCTGCCAAGTTCTTGTCAACCATATTAGCCATCGTTCGATAAGTACCGCCATTAGCCAAACGATTAAGTTCGGAATTGAGCGTCGTACCTGCTACTCCTAGTGCCACTTGTTTCTCCTACTTCTTCTTTTTTGCTACTGCTGCGTTGTCAATCAAGTTAGGATAAGGACGACCAGCCTTCTTAGCGCGAGCCTTGGCTGCGCCCTTCTGTGCTGGAGATAGTTTCTTAGATTTTTTCTTTGGGTTTTCAGTTTCCCAGAATGCTTTCTTCTTCACCATTTCTCCTTATCAGCCCAGTAAGCAGCGCTCATCTTGCCTTTGGAAATGTTCTTCTGATGTCTAGCCTTGAAAGACTTACGCTTTGCTTTCATCTTGTCAGACTCACCAGCCTTGGGAGCGCCAGCAGTCTTAGCACCTTGCTCACCAAATCTTATTGTCTTGACTTGGCTTCCTTCTTTGGCAACGACGACGTGACTCTTAGTTGGGTGAGCAGGCGTACGCTTGGGTTTGTTGAAGCCCGCAACGCCAGCACGTGCCAGACGCGGATCACGCTTTGTCTTTCTTTCCATACTCACCATACTTTCCGAGTACTGCTCTGACTGTGCCATTCTTGTTAAGTCTGACAATCATCCCGTCTTTGATTTGTACGGGGTTGAAGCCTTCGCGTCGGCGATACTTACCCGACGACATTACTTCTTCTTAGCCTTCTTCTTTGACATCCCTGCTGAACTCAAAGCGATAGCGATAGCCTGCTTACGGTTCTTGACAATAGGTGCCTTCTTAGGACCCTTTGGGTCCTTGCCTGAGTGAAGGGTCCCACCCTTGAACTCACGCATAACCTTGGCTACCTTTTCTTTTTTGGCGGCTTTCTTCATTTGTCGAGGTACCGTCCTGGGTTCTTGTTCTTGGACTTCAATGGCTTCTGCTTCATAATTGCAGCATCGAGTGCGTTAATCTTCTTCTTCATTGGAGCCTTCTTCGCTACAGGCTTCTTATTCATCGGCATATTATTTGCCCTGCTTTGGAGCTGGCTTACCCATTGCACCTGACATCAACTTGTCATAGGTCATAAATGGCTTGTCGTTTGTATCGGAAGGCCAAGGTAGGAAGTCTTCTTCCATCTCGTACTGCTTTGGATCGTTTGCTGGCATTTTATTTCTCCTTGAGGGTCATTGTATTTCCGTCGAACGCTTTGCCTGATTCGTTGGAAAACTTGATTGCTGCGTCTATATCTTTTTGCTTGGTGGAGATTGGTTCAACTCCTTGACGTACTGCGTCGTAGTAGGAGTTGACTTCTTTATCCCATTTGATTTCTTTGGTCTTATCCCAGTGTTGCCGAGTAGGGAAGCACCCTGCAAAGTTTGGCATATTGATTGCCCTGACCATCTCGTTATCGCAGGTAGAGCACATCTCTTTCTTATCGAACTCAGAGTACGACTTAGAAATCTCTTCTTGTACTTCACAGGTGGTGCAGATGTAATCGTATCTTGGCATCTATAACTCCGTTAGGTAATCTGAGTAACCAGCATTGATAAAGATTTGGGCTTCGGCATCACTGATAATGGATTCAGTTCCGCCTAGATAGTATGAGTCAGCAGCAGCCAAAGTATCTTGGTTTGGTGTCTGCTCTACTGTCACGGTAGTTCCATTGACAATGAAGGTATAGCCACGGGGAATGTCAGTTAAGAAAGGGTTGATAGTTCCAGTGATGCTTCCGCCAGTGATTGGTCTACCAGCAAGACGCGAATACTTGTCGTGGACATCGAAGGATGCGCCCCACGTTTCCCAACGCCAAGGAGTTGTAAGTTTGTAAGTCATCGCTACCTTTCTAATTTATTCACCACCAAGCAGGGTTGCCCCTGCTTGATAGACAACAAACTAGTTGATTGTTGTTGCAGTCTCAATGCGATATAGAGACGCTTCACGGAGGCGGTTCCAGCCACCGAAGAGGTACCAGCCGATGGTACGGAAGCGACGGAGTGCGTCGATTTCTGGACCGATGACGACTGATGTGTCTTGAGCAAGTGCTTCTGCAAGTGCTTCACGACCAGCGATAACCGCGCTGTAAACATTTACAGCAGGTGACTGTGTGTTTGCTGCTGATGGAACACGTGGTGTCTCAACAATGTAAGCACCTTCCAATGCTCCAACTGCACCAGCGACGAACGGTGTACGCTCGACGTACTTGGTGAGTTCCTGGAATCCACCAGTTCCCGCTTCAGCGCGGAGATCCGCAGACTGACGTGGGTGTAGGTATGCAGCATAGAGTTCGCCGATACGAGGAACTGACTTGTTGGTGCGAAGCTGAACAACAGCCTTACGGATAAGAGCAGTTGTCATAGTACCTGACGATGTAACGCTGTTGGTACCAGTTGCTGTTCCGCCGTAGAGGACGTTTGATCCACCAGTAAGGACGGATGCTACAACTGAGTCGATAGAATCGGCAGCGTTGTAAGCGATGATGTCAGCAAGTGCTGAATCTACGTCGTTGAAAGAAGTGAGGTTCAACTTCTTGGTGGTTGTTACGGCTGAACCGTACTCATTGAGTGTAACGGAAACCTGTGATGGGTTACCGAGTGCGATAGAGGAAACGTCGGATGTTTCTGTCAAAGTACCAGTCGCTGTTGCGAGATCTGAGTAGATGGAGAATACAACTGACGAACCTGGCATTGCTTGCTGTACTGGCTTAACGTCAGCCAGCGCTCTCATCACAGGGATGGAGCGAAGAGCCATACGAACATATTGATCGTATGCATCTCTTACAAGGTTTGACATTGACGATACTTGCGTCAACGTACCTGTAGGAATTGCCACTTGTTTTGCCTTTCGTTTAGGTTCGGATTAGAGTCCAGACTGCCTAATAATTTCGTCCAATTCTTCTTTGCTATTCGCATTCATTAAGCGACGGTGAATATCTGCTTGGAACTCAGGAGTGACTCCTTGTTCTACGGCATTAGTCATACGCTGGTATGCGGCAGCTTGTTTTGGGTCTACATTAGGCGTTGCCTGGTTCGACTGGGTTTCAATACCGAATACATCGGAATAATCTTCCAGCCATTTAGATACAGACTCTTCAGTTGGGTCTATATCCTGTGGGATAAATGAAGCAATTTTGCTATTTACCCCGCGACTAGCGAGGGCATCTTTGATTGCTCGTTCTCTGTTTGCTTTTGAAAGGTTATCGAACTGCGCCTTTAGTTCAGCGAGTTCTTTATCTTTCTGCTTTGTTGCTTTACGCAACTGCTTGACGAGATCGTTACCATCATTGGATGGTGTATCAAAGTCGTCATCTTCGTAGTCGTAGTTGGACATAGGTCCTTCTCCCTTTGTTAGTTGGTTTCGTAAGCCACATATAGACTTGGGGATTTTCTATATGGCTCTTACTACTGGTGTTAATGTCGCTCTAACGGTGCCAGTCGTTCCGTTAGCAGGCTTAGAATTGGCCAGCGCGTTCGCGGCCTAGTGCGCCACCAGCGACTCCTGCGGAGCCACCGAATTGCGCTTGTTCGAGTTCGGAAAGTTTACGACGCTTACGCTCTGCTTCTGCAGCACCTGTAAGACCGAATACTTCTTGTTCTGCTGTGGCTTGGGTATAGTCACCAAGACCTTGCTTGCCATAGATGCTTCCAAGTGTGGAGGCTCTAGGTAGAACTCCTGCCACTGTTTGGAATCCTTGGCGTGCTTGCTCTCCAGTAACTCCATAACGGGCTAGTTCTTCTGCTCGTGACAGCCCTGTTGCAAGTCCTTGTCCCATTGCTGCTCCACCAATTTCAGCGGCAGTTACTTTGCGCTTGATACCAGTCAAGGCTTGCTCTGGGTCAAGGGCGTAGGCAAGGATATCTCCACCAGTAATGTCAGGATAGAACTCGCGTAGCGCTCGTGATACTTCTGGAGCAGCATTGACAACGCGGTTCTGTGCGGTCTGGATTCTATCTTCTAGTTCTGCGGCAGATACATCTCCACCAATGAACTTCTCGAATCCCTGTTGAACGCCCATCTCACCGCGTGCGTAGTATTCCTTTGGCAGACCATAGTTACGCATAACATTCTGGTACTGATCTTCAAGGCCAATGTACTCAGCCTCAGATAGAGCGCGAAGTCCTTTGTTAATGCGTTGTGCGTTAGCAGCAAAGCGCTTCTTATAGGCATCTGTCTGTCTCAAACGCAGGGTAAACTCTGCTGGAGATAAACCCTCAATAATAAAAGATTGAAGTGGCGCGATTAACGCTCCAAGTCCATAATTTTCAAATTCTGCAAATAACAAGTCATAGGCAGATTGTCCAGTTCTACGTTTTTCATCTGCTTTAAGTTGAGCAAGGTAGGCATTGTAAGCGTCAAAATCTGTAAATACTTTTCCATCTGGAGCAGTGTAAGTTGTTGTAGTGTTAGTCCCTGTAGGACCTCCGCCGCCTCCTTTTCCATCGTCATTGCCAGTCGTGGTTGAGGTTTTCACTGCTTTCCAACTGCCTCCACCGCCAGTTACTGGAAACCATTTCCATTCTTGACCAGCAGGTAGTGGTGTTGTTGGCTTTGACATAACCGAGCCAGCAGACTTTGCGGTGCGAATATACCCGCCACCTTGTGCTTCTGCTGCTTCTTGCAAAGCCTTCTGTGCATCTAGTTGTGCTTGACTAAGGCCAGTCTTTGGGTCACGAATATAGTAAGCATCTGCTTTGGCTTTAGCCTCTGCATCTGCTTTGGCTTTTGCTGCTGCATCTGCAGCCTGTTGTGCCGCAAGCGCACGAAGTTTACGTAATCTATCTTGCTCGTCAGCCATTGTTACCCCTGGAATCCGAAGTCACGAAGTACGCCCAGCGCTGCTGTTGATACTTCTTCTCTTGCGTTATCTGTGTACTGCCAACGTGGGTCCTTACGGACAGCACGCTTGAAATCAAAGATTGATGTTTCCTTATCAGGTCCATAGGCGGAACGAAGGATTGGATCATCTAGGCTGATTGAGTCTGGAGTTACCTCTAGCAATGAAGCCATTGTGTTGCGGTATGGAGCATAGATGTTGGATAGGTCTAAGCCTTCATCAAGCAAGGCTCCAACCTTCTCTGGTAATCCCAGTTTGGCTTGTGAGCGAATGATGCGCTTGAAGTCTTCGATATCCTCACCACGAGAGATGCGTTGTAACCAACCATCTACCTGATTGCCGAAGTCTTTGTCTAGATTAAAGCCATTTGAACGGGCGATTGTACGTAGCGTATCTAAAGCATTACCTGCTTCGCCTACTGCGCCCTTGGCTGAAATACCACCTGTCAACTCATCGATAATAGTTTCATCATCAATGCCATCTATGTAGTACTTCTCAAGAGTAGCATCGTCTGCCTTGAGTCCCTTGGCAGCAAGTTGCCTCTTGATATTGATGGTCCAAGACTTGAGTTTCTCTTTGTACAGTTTACTGTTTTTAAGTTTCAGCAAATAGGCATCTTGAGCATCTGTATCTAGTTGTGACCACTTTGACTTGTTGATTAAAGTTTTAGCAAGTGTTTCATTTCCAGCATCAAGGGCTGCTTTAATCGCACGAACTTCTTCTCCATAAACAGGGTCATTTATGAGTATCTCGGTTATACCAAAAAGCCCTTTGAATAAATCTGGAAGTTGCCCAGTGACAGGGTTTATCTGTGGCATACCTGCTGCTACTTGAGCAGCGGCAGCCTTTGCCTTGGCTTGTGTTTGTTCGTCCATAACTGGCGCATTAGGGTTGAAAGAATCTCTTGGTTCAGCCATTATTTGCTGCCTCTCATATTTGATAAGAACCAGTTTTCAAAATCAAGATTCTTCTTGCGCTCTACCGATACTGGATCTGCTGTGGTAACTGCAGTTTCAATAGCTGCTGCTGCCTTCTCCTTGGTAAACTCTGGAGTCTGCTTAGTTATCTGCTCCAACTTTCCTGTCTTCTTATTCTTGACAAGTTCTGTTGTAGTGACAGTACCCTTTGAAATCATTTTATTGAGTCCGTTAGTAAGGTCTTGATACCACTCAGCCTGCTTATCAGCATCTACAATCTTGCGACCAAGAACTTTCTGAGCAACTGTGTTGATATCAGCATCAATCTGCTCTGGTGAGTATTCATAAACCTGACGAGATAGGTCTGCCTTTGGCTTCTTCTGTCCACCAAGGTACCAGTTGGCATATTGCTCTGGGGTAATCTTCTGGGTTCCGCCAGATGTGGCATACCAGTCAGATGCTCCTGCTACGGCGATATCCCATAGCGCTCTATTCTTGATTGGGTCTGATGTGTTAACACCATTCTTCTTTAAGGTCTGAAGCCAATCGGCTTCCACCTTTGGGTCTTTGAGGTACAAGGCCTTAGCTTCTTGAACTGTGATTGATCTGTCGCCAGCAGGTGCTGTAAATGATTGCCCAGTACGTTTCATACGAATTTGCTTGGCATCTTTCTGTCCAAGATATACTCGGTTTACATAACCACCAGTAGCGCCGAAGCCGCCACTATCCGAGCTAGACAGGTTGTTATCTAAATTGTCTAAGGCAGTCATTACAAGCCTCTCCTCAAATCATCTTTTTCAAGATACCGCGTATAGATTCTATTGAATGTAACATCTTGGTCAATCAACTCACCTGTGAACTCATCCCACGTAGCCTTGAGGTCAGCGTTTGCTTCGTTATCAAGTGACTGGCTTGGACGAGTAACAAGAATGCTTCTAATCTTTTCACGACCAGCAAGGTACTCTGCCATTGTCTTCATATCTGGACGGCTAGCCATACGTGGATCCTTGACTATATCGTTTGCATAGCGCAAGAATGTCTGGACTTTATTGATATTGATTTTGCCACGAGCATCTGCCCAATCTCTGTTCTCTGCTTCTAGTTCTGCAACGAACTGAGCCTTGGCTGCTTTGAGATCTTCAGCGCCTCTGGACTCTAGGCTCTTGAGGCCACGAGAAATACGGGCTGCTTCAATCTTATCCATACCTTTGTTATAGAGAATCCATCCCTTTTCAACATTGGTATCCTTGATAGCCTCGTAAGCATCCTGTGATTCACGGAACTTAGTAGTGCTACCAGGAGCGACAGATAGTTCACGTTGCTTTTTATAGACAGCAGGTGAGAACTCACCAGCGTTAGCGTCACCTACGACAAACCAACCGAACTCTGGGTTAGCAGCAATGAGGTCTGAGAACTGCTTTGAACGTTCATCTGCCTCGATTGTTGCGGCAATACCAGTATTGTTCTTAGATAGGCTGGTTGTGAAGATGTAATAGTCATCGCCATAGAGTTCATAGAACTTATCAGCGGCTGTTAGTGGGTCTTCTTCACGTAGTCTGTGGAACTCATCGATAAACAACTGATAAGGGCTGCGGGTATTGGTAGCAAATGGCAAGGTTAGACGAGATGCTGCGTCAAGAAGTAGAATGTTGCGTACCTTCTTGTTGATTTCTGCTGCTGTAGGCTTTGTCTCACGAACTCCAGCATCATACTTAGCATTCTCTTCAGCGGCAATAAGGACCGTTAGGTTCTGGCGCTGTGGGTTATTCTCATCGAGTGCTGCCATAGCCTTACGGACACCAGCAGACTGAATCAAAACGTCTGTCCAGCCAGTACCTTGTGGTCCGTATGGAAGGATTTCCTTTGTCAGGAAGTTTCTTTCCAACTTAGGATTGCGCTTGACAATAGCAGACATTGGAATCTGTACGAACCAACCAGCACCTGGGTTCCACCACGCACCACCTTGGAAGATAAGGTTCAGTGATGGCTTAGGAATCGCACGAGGGCGTTCTCCTAGACCAAGACGACTTGCCCATTCGCCAGGAATGTTGATGTATTTGATGCCATCTTTTTCTTCAACCATACCCATACGATCTGGTGATTCATAGACAGTCTGAAGAGTACGGATGACAGATGGGTCATTGATGATAATCTTGCCCCACTTCTCAGCAACGTCTGCGAATGCACCAAAGAATGGGAAGATATAACGCAGTGTGCTTGCAGCATCTACACGCTCTGATGTGTCATAAAGGCTACGACGCATCTCAGCTCTAGCCCATTGACGAGCATTGCCTTCTAGTTTACGTAGGTATGCTGCTGGGATTTCATCGCCTGGGTAGGTATCGATAGCGTTACGGACGAGTGAATCAATACGCTTGCGGTACAAATCTACGAAGATAGGGTTACGAACGAGCGCTCTTTCAGGAGCCTCACCTACGATTGAGTAGAAACTCTCTTGGAACTTACCCCACGACTGAGCAATGCTGGATGTTCCATTACCCTGTGCTACCTGAGCAGCGTTGACAGGTGGACGATCTGCAGCATTTCTAAAGAATGTGCTGATGTCATCATCTGTAAGCGGTCTTTGTTTAGCAATGTTCTTGAGTTCTACCGCAAATGGCGGGAACAGGTTATCTACGTTCTCTAGGTTTGCCTCAACGATGTCATCTACGTTACGACCTAGCGCTAGGTTGCGCAGAATCTTACGACCCTCTGGGTCCTTGAGAAGGAAAGCCTTAGCCTTCTTAGCAACTACCTCACGAGGTAGGTCCTCTAGCAAGATAGATGTCAACTTAGATTGACGTACCTGACGGTTGACTACGCGCTTGTAAGCCTCTGTCCAGCCCTCGTCATTTCCGTTGATAATAACGAAATCGCCTGTAGTCTCATAGGCATTACGTAGGGCAGTATTGGAAGCAGTGAAATGGCTATCAACAATCTGTGATGCGTTAGCAATAAAACGGTCACGGATGAATGCGGCTCGCTCAGGAGTTGCGCCTAGCGCATCTTCTACTGTAACGACCTTATCTCCGACACGAATCTCATTTAGACCCATACCATACTTGTCAACTACCTTGACTTTACCTGCAAGCATTGCGTCAATCTCTTCGATCTGCTTGGCAATAACATCAGGATCGTCAGCAATAGTCATCAAAGCCTGTAGTTCTTCGCGCTTTGTCTCTAGTTTGACAGCATTGCTCCACTTGAATATGTCTTCAGTTGAAGCATTTTTGAACTTTGAGTTGATGAGGTTACGACCAGCAGCACCAAGACCGTAGGATACGCGGTTCATAATAGCCATTGGACCGATTGTGCTCATAATGCGTAGGTAACCTTCAGTTACATTACGGATTGGATAGCCTAGACGGGCTAGAACCTCAAACTTGAGTAGAGAGTCTAGACCATCTGCAATGTTAGTGAACTTATTCTGGCCTCTGACTGCGAACTCATAGGCTCCGCTGCGTTGTGCTCTAGTAAACTTCATCAAAGAGTTGTACATCTGGTCTACATCTAGGGTAGGCAACTGGCGTACAAGCTGTGATTCGTTCAAAGGTAGCGGGATAACGTGCTGGATTCCGTCCATACCCTCGATAGGGTTGACTTTTGCACCTGCTGGCACTACCTGACCTGAAGGAAGTTTGGTTGTTGCACCAGTATAGGCACGTTCTTTAATCATATTACGTGCGCTCTCACGTGCGCTTGCGTACTTTCTGTAGGCTGCACGTACATCTGCGGTATCGCTAAAACCAAATTGACGGGCTACAGTATTAAATACTTCTTCTTCAATCTCTTGGTAAGCACGTGCTCTAGCATCAGGATCTACTGCAGAGGTGTACTTATCAAAGAGCGCATTGCGCTTCTCAACTGTGAACTCAGCCTGCTTGATGTCAGCCTCGATACGAGAAATCTGTGTATTGATAGACTTCTTAGCGTCTGGAGTTGTAGCAGTATCTAGTTGGTTGCGTAGCAACTGGAGTTTGTCAGCATAAACCTTGCCCTGCTTATCAGAGAAGTTACGAACTCGACTGAGCATATTATCAAGAGTCTGTACTGACTGGTTATCTGTAAAGTCAATCCAGCCACGAGGACGCTTATAGGCAAATCCTTGAGCAACACGGACCACTGGTCCTGCTGCACCATTGCGGATATCTGTGAACCACTGACTGCGGTTTGCTGCTTGACGCAAAGATGTGATGGTGCCAAAGCGAGGAAGAGCATTTGGGGCTAGGGTTCCTGCAAGGTCTAACTTCTTGTAGGTATCGTCTAGTTCCTTCTGCAAGGTCTGGACAAGTAGTTGGTTCTTCTCAAGATTATCACCTTGGTTGACAAGGTCCATCGTGAACTGACCAGTCTTATCTGTTGACTTACCTAAGAAGGTAGCCTCATAGACTTCATCTTGCAAGTTAGCAATCTTGATTGCAATATCCTGCTGTGTAGCAATAAGGTTTCCTGCTGCTGTGGCATCGCCCATAGCCCACTGGATGATATCTGCCTTAGCCTTATGGCGTGCAGTAATGTCATCAATCTTGTTGGCTTCGCCTAATACATCTGCAAGAGTGGCAGGGTTTCCAGATTCACGAATAGCCTTGACTCGGAACAAATCTGCCGAGTTCATATCATCGGTCTTCTCTAGGAAGTCTTGGAATGTAGCCTTGACTCGCTCTGCTCGCTTACCAGTCTTCTCACCAGCAAGGACAGCCTTGAGTTCACTTGTGCCACCGACAGCAAAGCGCGCTGCCTTTGCTATCTTAACGCTTTTACCAACGATAATGGTAGGGTCAATAACGAAACGAGCAATGACATCTGTAGTAAAGGATGACCAGCGACCTACGGTCTGCTCACGGAAAGCCTTTTCTCTTTGTTGCTTGTCATAGATATCAAACTCATTAGCAGCAAACAAGACGTGATCTTGAATAAACTTATCGGCTTTATCGCCAGCCTTACCAAAGGTAACTGCATTGATTGCATCTTCAACTAGATTGACTGGTTCACCAAACATAGTCTTGACGATTGCTCGACCTGGAGATATCTCGCGTGCTTTATCCCACGACTCACGAATCTTCGTTGGGTCAATTCCGCGACCTGCAAAGAGTGGATTGTTCTCATCACCAAGGAGTAAGCCGAAAGATACTGCTTGTGCTGAAAGGTTGTAGGCAGTCTCTAAACCGTTAAATACTTTACCCCAGAATCCAGGTGGCTTTGCCTGTTCAGCGCGATACTGCGCCTGACGGCGGTAGGCATCAACAAACTCAATACGACCTGTTGGGTCAATAGCCTTGGCGACATCCATAGGGACAGACAGAGAGTTCGTCTTTCCTTGGTTGTACAACTGGTTGAAAGCACCCATTGTGTCGAAGGCAGAAGGTTTATTCTTCTTCTGTAATTCGGCATAGATGCGTTGCGCGATTTCGCGTTCACTCATAGAAGGTTAGCCCTCAAAAGCCTTACATAGTTACGGAATGATTGTGATGATGTAGGCGATTGTGCAATCGCTTCTAGTGCTGGAAGGTAGGAAAGTAAGCGTTGACGATCTGCATCGGTATCAGCAGATGGTTGATTGATGCCAAGAACTTCTGGCCCAGGGCCTTCGCCCATTGCAATGCCAGCAGTTACTGGCTCTGTTGGACGCTCTGATGGAGCATATAGTGGAGTCACTGGGCCTTGTGCTGCTGCAGCGCGAACATCTCCTGCTCTAGCGCCACGTACATCTGGAGTCTTAGCCATAGGTGCGCCTGCTTTATTAGCGGCATTTTCTACACCAGCGCCATACTCTTCTGATTGAAATGATAAACCATCAGTTCTCTTGGAGAACTTACCAGGACCTGATACTCCTGCTATTGGCCCTCTAGCCATTATTGTCCTCCATCTTCTCTAAATCTTGTGTGAACTGTTCCCATACTCGGGATACTTTTGTTTTTCTATTTGCGTTATACACTGCTAAATCTAAAATCTCTGAAGCGAGCATCTCTACGGCTCGGATGATATTAACTGCAAAACCTGATACAACTACTAAGAAATCTGCGAGAGTAATAGAACGCGGTACGTAGTCTTGTTCTTCGTCCACGTTCTATCCTCTCATCAATCTAACTAAGCCTTCTTGCCCTTGCGAGCCTTGCCTGCGTAGCCAAACTTAACATCACTGCCCTTTGGCATTGGAGCTGCCTTTGGACCTTCTGTTGGCTTCTGTACTGGAGCCTTTGCGCGACCACCTTTTTTCATATTACACCTCCCTACCCTGCAATAGATGCGAGTAACGTAGCAATGTCTGGACGAGCGCCAGCAGCAGGGGCCGCACCCATTTGTTCTGGAGTTGGCTGCGAGGCAGGAACGGGGGCCATACCTGCTGCTGGAACTTCTTCGCCCATTGGCATTTCTGGTTGTGGCTCTGGCATAAATACCTTTTCCACAATAGTCTCTAGTTGTAAACCTTTTTGACGGCCCTTGATTACCTCGGCGATTCGAGAAACAATCTGAGAAGGATCTTGGCCTTGTGCTGCAAGCGCTGGAATAGCTTGAGCGTATTGAGCAACAGCAACGCGGAGAGAATCACGCATCTCTTCAATATCCACACGCTGTTCTTCTTGAGTAACATTTAACTCCATTGGAATCTCACGACGTACATAGTCACGTGATACGAGTTTGTCAGAGCGCATCTGGAGCAAAGCGATGATGGCATTGTTTGGATTCATACCAGACATAATGCCGTAGCGAACATCTACGCCGTACTCACCCTTGATATCGCGGGATGGGATGTACTTCATATTGAATGGAGTACCGTCGTCTACACCCTTGATTTCTTTCTGGATGCTACCGAAAATCTTCTCGTCTGTTTCAAAGCAGAGCGATACTAGTTCGGTAAATAGACGAGCAAACTGTGCTTGCGCTGCACGAACTTGTGTATCAAAACCAGCCTGGAGTGCTTGAACTCCGCGACCTGTGATGATAGAAGCATCGATATTACCTGAGCGTACTTCTGGGTAGCGAGATCCTAGACGTAGTTCTCGCTCTAACACACCAGACTCTGCAAAGATTCCAGGAGGTAGGTCTAGCGATACACGGCGGATTGCTTGGGGATTAGCAGAGCGCATAATCGCATCAGGGCCAAGTGCGAGTTCTTGGACATCCTGCGGAATTGCAATCGGTGCTTGAATCGATTTCTCTGCTGCTTGAATCTGTAACACAGCAAATCGAGCACGTGCAAGTTGTACCGCTAGAACGTCATCGAACTGACCGCGTGCTTCGCCATCTAAGGATGAACGAACTGCAACACGAGCCATACACTTGCCAGTGGGGTTAGGCAAGTTAGACAACACAAGGTTGTTACGATCTGGTAGGAATACTAAGTCTTGGTCTTTGTCGTGGTAACGGACCATTGAGATATAAGGACTGCCCATTGTGAAAGCAGTCTTAGGCATAATCTGGGAAGCAAACTCTGGGAACTGTGAGGATAGAGTTTCAGCATCGGTCTGAATAACCTGAGTCAAGGAAATGGTGCGACCAAATCTGTCAATCTCTGGGTAGACACCGAATGGGTTGAGCAAACGGATACGGGGATTGTTTGTCTCATAATCCATCTCTACCATTGCTGGAAGCATTCCGTAGGTGTTGAACCAGTCAGCACCGTTGTACATCTGAATCTGTAGTTCGGAAGTTGAGATGTAATAGTTTGCGATGCGGGTTCTGGTATCTGCAGCTTTGCGTGCAGAATCTGACACCATATTGGTAGCAGCGCAGTTGAAGGATGGCAGTGGTGCCATTACCTCTGCTAAGTCACGTGCGGCTACGTCAACAAAGTTAGCAACAAGAGGCTTGGGGTATTCTTCTGAGAACATAGCAGGATATACCTTGCTGATGTCTCCTTGACGCACCGATAGCACGTCGCGCATACGCTGGTCGCGGGATGCGTACTTCGTTTGAAGACGCGATACCTTAGCGACTACCTCTTTGACTGATAACATTGTCCCTACTTCTTTTTATTAGACTTCTTGGCTAAATCAGTTGAACGCTTTGTAACCTTACGTGATGGTTTGCTTGCCTGACCAGTAAGCGCTCTGGTTGTCTTGGCTTTTTCAGCCTTTGCCTTTGCACGCTTTGTAACTGCTGCTGCACGAGCAGCACTGCGCTCAGTTTCTGCAGCACGTTGATTCTGCATCAACTTGGCTGCTTTCTTTTCTGCTGAGTTTGGATATCTAGTTCCAATCAAAGGTACTTTTTCAATACCTTTTTTAGGGCCACGAGAAAGATTCATCGCTGCTTGTTCTGTTGCATACTCTGAATAAAACTTGTCATTAGCGTATGCTCTGGCTGTACGAGCCTTTTCTTGCACCTTAGATACTGATTGCTTCTTTACTTTTGGCATAATGTCTCCTAGATGAACTGTCTGTCTTTTTCTGCAAGTAGTTCATCTATGTTGACTACTACTCGCTTGCCCCGTTCGTAACGGGACAAAAATGGATTTCGTAAATGGTGGGTGGTGTGGATACCTTGGTTGAGCCACTCACGTACTTTGATTTCGCAGAACCAGAGAGCCATCACCATATCGGTCTTACCTTTAGTGGTAGGTGACCAAGTAATAAGTTGCTCTATTAAAGCCTTGATATTCTCTGTCTGATCTGAAGGTAGGTGCATCAGATTATCTCGATGATGCTTACCATCTGCCTGCTTAGTACCAAAGAGGGTGGACATAGATGCCACACCGAAGCCTGCATCCCACTTATTGTTACCAGTGTGGTGCTCTCTTAGGATAGTTCCTTTGGATGCAAGGAATTGCCTAATTCCCTCATCTTGCGTGAGAAAAGATTGAAAGGCATTACGCTCGACGATCCATTCCGCAGGTGCATATACGTTAGTCCAATCGGTAATGAGCTGCCTGATTTGTGCAGGCGTAGGACGCGTAATCTTGATAGCGTCCACAATGTAGCGCTTATGAGAAATCCTATCAACCGCATAGCAGATTGCCGCTGTGTCTCCGACCATTGCTGGGTCCAGTCCACAAACAAAACTGAAACCGTTGAGGTCTTTGGGATGACCTGGACTGCCAGGCACCAATCGACCTGCTTTTCGCATTCCATCGATAGAACCTTTCACGCAGACTGGATCAAAGATGGCATCATCTGAAATATCTTGTTGCTGATAAACCATAGCCCAGGTAGAGGCATCCATCGCTTGACGCTCATTGTAAAGGTTGCGTCCGTTCCAGCGGGGGTAGAGTCCTTCTTCGTTCTTGTCAGATTCTTCTTGTCCATCAAATGGAGCATCAGAATGCGACCAGAGGGTCTTCCATTGGTCAGGGTCTTCATTAGGCTCAAGTAGGGCTGGCATAGCCAGATAGGTCCAAGGAACCAAACCACCAGGGTATCTATCAGGTGAGCGTAGTTCTCTATAGAGGTCTACTGCTGCAACGCGGGTACCGATAACGATGAGCTTGCCTGTCGGGTTAAGACGGCTTCGTACATCTTGAGTGAGCCACTTAATCTGTCGTTCAAAGTCATTGGCATTCGAGAGGGTAACTGCGTCATCGATAATGATCATATCGGCACGCTTACCGTAAATCTGACCGCCGATACCTACAGCTTCTAGGTTGGGGTCCTTCTCAGATGACTCACGGAGTTCATCACCGAAGGTGACGCGGGTGGCCTGCCAGGAGGCCGTCTTAGATTTGAACCCAACCCCAGCGGCGTAAGCCTGCTGTAGTTCTTCGTACATCGGGTGCGTCAGTCGCTGCTTGATAGCATAAAGGAAGTCTGCGGCTAGACGCTGGGTTTGGGAAACTATGAGAACTCTAAAGTTCGGGTTATTAATAATCTTCCAGGTTACGTAGTCTACGGTGACGGTAATAGACTTGGCGTGGTTAGGAGGAATGTTGATAAGGATGCGGTTATCTGCCAGACCCTTTTCATACTTCATCGCAGGATGGTGCCAACTGGGGCTACGCCCCTCTATGACATCTATCAGGTTCTGCTGGTGTGGGAAGGTCTTGGACTTGAGGAACTTCTGGCGGAACGCCGCGAAGTCTAAATCTTTGGTCTGCTCTTCGATAAAGGATTGACCGCGTAAACCTAGGCGGGTTCTATCCATCCGATCTGCAAAGACCTTATCGGAGCGTCTGTAGTATTCGTAGGTCTTGATAGACTTGCCAGCGGATTTGCAGGCATCTTCTACCTTCATACCCTGAGCTACGCATTCTAGAATAATGCGCTTTGCTATATCAGCGCTGTTTTCTGTAATGGCAGGCTCCTGTATTTTTGATAGATTACACCCCACTAAAAGGGGCGCCGCTTGCGCCCATCTCGGGCTTGGCGCCCGAGCTAGCCACAGCGACGCGAGGGGTAAGACTGCTACACCCTTTATCGGGCGTAGCGTAAGCGTAGCTAGCAGGTAGACTCACGCCATCCTGTCTACCTGTCTATACTGTATTAGGCAGGAAAAAAAAGCGGTTTCCCGCTTTTGTTCAATAAATCTTTTATTTGTGACGGAAGTCACTAATAAATACGGACAAACTAGGACAGTGATCGAGAATAGCTTCACTTTAGTGGAGATATTTAGAGTGGGTCTATACATATCCCTGCCCCTGCTTTTATCACCTAGGGTTGCCCTTGTCTTTCTGCTGGCATTACCCCACCCCTGCCTCTCTCTATTCGAGAGAGTGGGGGAAAGTGGGGGAAGGTGGAAGGGGCGATAGCCTCCTCGGCACCTGTGCCTCGCCATAATATTGTCTGCCACTAGATAATAAACCGCCACCGATAGACCGATACACGCCGTTAGCACTCTCGCGGTCTAAGTGCCAAGCCCTCACCCCCGCCCGATAGTTGAACTTTCAACTAAGTCTCAACCTAAACTCTAGACTTTACGCCCTAAAGGTTTGACTGGTCATAACCGACAACACACCTTGACAGGTTAGACTAGCCTCGTATATCTTTCTCCTTATCGGCAACACCGCCGAATGAACCGAAAAGGGGCAAAGAAATGACACGCAAAGACTACGAACTACTGGCAGAAACTATCGCCACCGCGTGGTGGCATAATAGCGATTACAAGTCTCACTTTGCTAGTGCTCTCGCCGATAAACTAGAAAACGAAAATCCACGCTTTGACCGCCACCGCTTTCTTGTGGCTTGCGGGGTGATGAACTAATGAGCGTTTTTTATGTAGCAAATCAGAACGGCGATTGGTGGAAGATTGACACCGAATCGGGCGAGGGAATGACCCTCTTCGTTATCTCCGAAGCAGACCTAGCCCGCGCCGTAGCAGAAGAGAACCCCGAACTACCAGAGATTGACCTCGCCGACACCGACAAATTAGAGAGGGCGATTACTAGACACGGCGAAGCAATAGACCTAGAACTCTAGCGTCTGCCTATCGCTCACCCTCACGGGTGGGCGGTGGGGAGGTTCTAGCCGAATGAGCGAACCCCGAAAGGATAAGAGATGAACACGAAAGACATCGCCGTAGATTTACACGAGACGGACGGCTTCACCCTCTCCGCCATTATCGAGGGCTATCTCGTCCAACGCCGATATATCGGGCACAATATCAAGGAAGCGAAACGCGACTTTATCGCCCGCAACAAGGAGAACGCATAATGAACGAGACAGAAGATTTCAAGTCGGGCGTTAGATACGCCCTTGCCTACCTTTCAGATGTATATGAGGGCGTAGTAGAAACCGACATCTGGACAGAGTTTATGACAGAAGAGGAGGGCGCATAATGAGCGAGTGGCTAATCAACCGCGAGGCGGTAGAAGAACGCTTCGGACAACCCCTCACAGAGGAAGAATGGAACGCGGTCACCGAAGAAGTAGAGGGGCGCGTTGAGAACTTTATCGAGGAAATACTCGACGGAGTTCTTGAGATGAAAGTGTGGGCAGAGCACAAGGCAAGGGAGGGCAAGTAATGAACTCGATCGAACAGAAGCGCGAACTGTGGGCAGGGATAGCGAAGGCGAACGGCTGGCATAGTGAGCCATTCTTTGTTCAAGTGTGGATAGATGAGGAGGGGGAAATTGTGGATAGCGTCTCGTTCGCAGGGCTAGACCGCGACATAATTGAACGCGCCTAATGCTTGCCTTTCCCACTAGGTTAGACTAGCCTAGTGGGGAGGGGAGGTCTTAGAGTAAGACCCCACGAAAGGATAAGAGAATGGAAACAGTAACAAGTTACGCTGAACAATTCGCTAATGATTGGCTATTAGTGGCAGAGAATGATTACGAGACTTATCGCTCACTACTAGAGCAAGAGGGCGAGGAGGTAGCCACTATCTCCGATAATTTGCGGGAGGAGTGGGAGACACTAACCGCGCAAGTCGTGGAATTGGTAGAGGAGAAGATTAGCGACACCGCTTCCCTCTTTATTGCTCAAATGTTACAGGGGCAGGGCTCGACACCTTTCGACCTTATCGCTCGCCGTGTCCTTGAATTGAAGGCGGAGGTGGCTCGTGTTTGAGGTATCAACGAGCTGGACGAATGGGCTAGGGCAAGTGCTGGTCTATTGCCTAGCGATAGGGCTAGGGCTTTACCTAATGAGCAAGATAGGAAGAGAGGGCAAGAGATGAGCGATATCTGCCTAGTGTGCGGGGAGAATTACCCACCTAACGGAATAGTGATGTGTGATGACTGCGGTATGGATAAAGATATAGAACAACAACAAGAGAGAGAGGGCAACAAGTGAAGGTCAAGGAACTAATGAAGCAACTAGAAATCTACGGGCAAGAGGACGAGATTTTAGTGCTGTATTTCGACAAGGAAACAACAGAGGAACATCACGAGCAGGAGATTACCGACCAACAATGGGGGGAGATCGTGAGCAGGGTAGAGAATACAACTATGCCCGAAATTGACTACATCAGAGAAACAATAGACGAACAGACCGAGCAGGTATTACGAGAAGGGAGAAAGGCTAATGCGTGAGTATGGACTACGCAAGACGGAAATCTACTACCTCCGAGCCAATTCGGAGGAGGAAGCGAAGGAGAAACTCGATCAAATGGACAACTCTTACGCTTGGACTGTTGAGGTAGATGTCTGCTATGTGAGTGGAGAACTACAAGACTGGGAGAAAGAGGGAGTCAATGCCTAAGTGTGGAGTGTGTGGCGGTGGCATAAGTAATACCCTCGTGCCTCACGGCGCGATTTGTGATGATGACAGAGTGGGGGAGAGAGTGCCCTACTCACCTGAAATAGATGACCTAATCAAAATGGAGGAGGAGTTTCGTGGCTAAATGGAAGTGTACAGATTGCGATAATATGTTTGACATTGATCAAGGAACCTATGATATGGAGTGGGGCTTTCATTGTATCTACTGCGGTGGGTTAGAGGTTCACGGAGTTATAACCTCAACTGATATCAAGTTTGCAGCAATTATGTTACGAGAGGGATTGATATAAAATGATTGCCCTAAATGGCCCTACTGAAGGCAAGATTTACAAAACATCAATTATTACTACAAAGGTTATTGACTATGTTAGGTACGGTTCCTCCCTGTTTGAGGTTACTTACTACAGAACAAAGAATGGGTGGGCTTTCCACTCTTGGAGATTAGCTTTTAGTTTGTACATCAAAAATAATAATGACCTAATCAAGAAAACTAGATGAAGGAGAGGGAAATGACTAAGCCAACTAAAGAATACTATCAAGCAAAGGCAGACCTATGTCAGAAGTTAGCAGTCGAGGCTATGACAGAGGGAGACAGCAAGACAGCAGGAGATAACCTGATCCGTATGGTGAATGCCTTGAACCAACTCAACCTAATCAACTATCAAGAGGAGAAGAAGAATGGCTAAGACATACACGATAACGCTAGAGCTGGAGTGCGATAGCGACCCGAATGAATGGGTATATCCCGAAGTGTTAGTGATAGACGAGCCTTATCGAGTAAAGAAAGTGGAGGAGAACAAGTGAAGCTCATCAATTTCTATGAGGTAATGAACTACAAGGGTGACATTGAATGGGGAGGGGCGAGCGCGAGTGAGGCTATCAAGTGGTTTCGCAAGGGCTTCAACAACTCTATCTTTGTATCAGTATGGAACGAGGAGGACATAGAGGAACCCGTCCTCGTCACCGATAAGATAGAAGTGACGAACCTATTGCTCTCCCTGCTGGTGAGTGAGAGGGAGGAGTATTACCCCAAGTCCAAGAAAGAGTGGGCGCGATGATATTCTTAGGCGTAATCGTTATCTGTTGCCTTGCTTATATTCTCATTTGCTGGGAGGATAAGCTCAATGAACCTAGATAGACGCAAGGCTAGTGCTGAGAAGCGAGCCGTATGGCTACGCAACTATCAGCGAGCACGAGGGCGAGCTATGACACGCCTAGCCAAGCACCACCCCGACCAATTCAAGGAGATCTTGGAAGAAGAAAGGCTATCTGATGAGGCTAGCGGTAAAGCGTGGAGTGATATTACTGGCGGGAGGGCTAGCACTATGGATAGTGCTGGCTCACCCAGCAGGTCAGTTACATCTACCCAGCAACAAACCCACAGAAATCAGCAGGACGAAGGCTACGTGGGAGGAGAAGAATGAGAACAGAAAACTGGCAAAGCAATACGCGTGGGTTGCGTTTGGTTGGAGAGGAGGAGAGTGGCTCTGCCTCCACGATTTATGGACCCGTGAGAGCAGGTTTGACCACCTCGCAAGTAATCAGCAAGGAAGTTCAGCTTTTGGAATCGCTCAAATGCTTGGAGAAGAAAGTCGAAATCCTAGAATCCAAATACTTAGAGGTCTTCGATACATTTCTGAGCGTTACGGAAGCCCTTGTCAGGCTTTCCGTTTTCACCAACGCAACAACCACTACTGAGGAGGGCGAGAGTGTTTAGATACTGGCTACTCTTTGGTATCAAGAGAGGTTGGATCAGCAAGCCATACTGTATGACACACGATGGCAACTACGAATATATGACAGAGGAAGAACACGAGGAGTGGGAAGGTGGCGGAGATCCCTGCCATACTGCTATCTCTCTGTTACAATAAGAACTGCCGAGAGTTACTTATCCTTTCGCTCGGCGTAAGATACCCCGCTTCGGCGGGGTTTTTTATTTGTCTTTGTCTGTCGAATAGAACCCTGATCCTCGGAAAGAGATAGGAGGCGAGGACCAGAGTCTATCCATTAGGTTACCGCAGTCAGCACAAGAGGGGGTGCTAGCTTCGGCGTGGATTGAACGCTCAACGGAAAGGGTCGTCAAGCAGTTCTGACATTTGTATTCGTAGATCATAAAGCAAAACCATAGTCTAGGTGGAGGAAGCCAACAAGTTTCATAATCCTGCGGGTATCAGAGAACTCTGTGGTCGCTGGCATACGACGCTCTGACCAGGTTGGTTCAGGCACACGCGATAAGTCAAAGGCGTAGATACCCTGCGGAGTGGAGTTGATGTAGTAAGGAGTGCGAGTACCAGCTTGGTTGATAAGCCTGCGGTACTTCATCTCTTCAATCAGCAGGTCAGGGTAGTGGGTATGCCTACACTTCAACTCTATGTAGAGGTTCTTCTCATTGGTGGTACAGTCGAAAGAATCGTAGGCCCCTTCACTCTTTTCTAAGTCGGGGAAATGACTA